GCTAGAAGAGTATCTGGTCTTTCTGTAGGAGATACTAGACAAGTTGATCACAAGAAACCTCTTTCTAGTGGAGGAACGAATAGCAAGACTAACCTTAGGGTTGTCTCTGCTAAAACTAATTTAACTAAAGAGGCTCTTCGTAAGAAGAAAAAGTCTAATGGCAGGTCGTAGATCAATTGAAGATACAAATAAAATAAGAGAAGCAAACGGGTTACCCTTAATCCAAAAGAAAGAACCTAAGAGTAAAGCAATTCTTCCTGAAAGTAAAAAGGCTAGGTCTCAAGAAGTTTTGGCTACCATGCTTGGTCGTAAAGGTAAGAATGTAGTCCAGAAGGTTTTAGATAAAGCACTCAATGATGAAGATGATGATCAGATGGCTTGTCTTAAACTAGTCATGGATCGTATTCTTCCAGCAGATTATCTAGCTAAGGTTAAAGGAAAATCAAATCAGATCTCAATTCAGATTATGGGTGTAGGTGAAACTACAATTCAATCTTCTGAAGAAGAGCAAGAAGAAGATCTAGTTGACATTGAATATGAGGAAGTAACTAATAACGATGGACAAGAATGATAATAATTTTACTCCTTTTGCTATTATTAGGGATTGGTATTCTAAGCCTGGCTATTTTGATATGAAACGTGTAGCAGAAAAACCAGGTAATGAACTCTATGGTTCTGGAGGAACAGTTCTTGGTGCTAGTGATGCCTATCGTCATATTGTAGGGCAAGCTCTATATGCTAGGAAGTTTGGAGAAACTATAGCAGGAGCTATGGGTAACATTCATGAAATGAATTTTTCTGAACAAGATAGACAACTCTACAAAGAAGAGTCTGATATGGATAGAAAGAATAATGCCATTGGGTTAGAGATAGCAAGAAAAGCTAAAACAGAAGAAGATGTTTATAGAATGGCAAAAGAAGCCATAGAAAATAAAGAAGCTTTCTACTACGATAATATTACAGCTAATAGAAAACGCATAGAGACAGATGCTAAAAAAGAAAACATGCTTTATTAATCTTGGCTAATCTACAAGTAAAATTACATGATAAGCAACTTGAGGTCTTTAATGATAAGACTCGTTTTAAAGTTGTAGCAGCAGGTAGACGGTTTGGTAAGAGTCGATTAGCTGCATGGATGCTTCTTATTGAAGCGTTAAAGAGTAAAAGTAAAGATGTGTTCTATGTTGCTCCAACCTACCAACAAGCTAAAGATATTCTTTGGGGGTTGCTAAAAGAACTAGGACATGAAGTAATTACAGCTGCACATGAAAACACTTCTATCCTTACATTAGTAAATGGAAGAAAGATTTTCTTAAAAGGTGCAGACAGACCTGATACACTTCGGGGTATGGGTCTAGCTTATGTAGTGATTGATGAGTACGCAGACATTAAACCAAATGTTTGGGAACAAATCCTTCGACCAGCTTTAGCCGATGTACAAGGTGGAGCTATGTTCATAGGAACTCCTAAGGGACGTAATCACTTCTACGAATTATATAAATATGCAGAGAGTGCTAAAGATGCAGAGTGGACAGGGTTCCATTATTCATCTTATGACAATCCACTTATACCTGCAAAAGAAATAGAAGCTGCTAAACAATCTATGTCTAGCTTTGCTTTTAGGCAAGAGTTTATGGCTTCCTTTGAAGCAGCAAGTAGAGATATCTTTAAAGAAGAATGGATAAAGATAGATGATGAAGAACCTAGTGATGGTCGTTTTTTTATTACAGTTGACTTGGCTGGCTTTATTAATGTCGATAAAGAGTCGGGCAATAAGAATAGCAAGCTCGATGAAACAGCAATAGCTGTTGTTAAAGTACATGAAGGTGGTTGGTGGGTAGCAGATATTATTCATGGTCGCTGGGACATCAAAGAAACTTGCGAACAGATTATTAAAACAGTTATTAAGTATGAACCTGTAGCTGTAGGAATTGAAAAAGGCAGTTTAAAGAACGCAGCTCTTCCATACCTTATGGATTTAATGAGAAGGAACAATCACTATTTTAGAATAGATGATGTTACTCATGGAAACCAAAAGAAGACAGATCGTATTGTCTGGGCTCTACAAGGTAGATTTGAACATGGTAAAGTTACACTTAACGAAGGGGCCTGGAACAATGAGTTTCTTGATCAGCTTGTTAACTTTCCTAATCATTTGCTTCATGATGACTTGGTGGATGCTTTAGCGTATATAGATCAGATTCAGATAGTAGAGTACTTTCAAGATTACGAAGAAGAAGAATACCAAGTTTTAGATAGAGTTACTGGATATTAATAAAGGACAAACATGGCACAGAACAAATTAGTAGACTGGATTAATGATAGCATTGAAGAGTGGAGACTCCACAGAGATACTAATTATCTTTCTGTTTGGAAAGAATATGAACGTCTTTGGAGAGGTGAATGGGCTGCTGAAGATCGTCTAAGAGACTCAGAGAGAAGTCGTATTACATCACCAGCTTTACAACAAGCTATTGAGAACCATACTGCTGAGATTGAAGAAGCTATCTTTGGTCAAGGTGATCATCTCTTTGATATTGAAGATGACATGGATGATCAAGATCCAAGAGATATTGAGTACCTTAAAAAGTACATGAAAGAGAACTTTAAGAAAACTAAACTGCGTAAAGCAGTAGGTGATGTTTGTTTATTAGCTTCTATCTATGGTACTGGTATTGGCGAGATTACTATTAAAAAAACCAAAGAACTTGTTCCAGCAACAAGACCTATGCCTGATGTTAATGCAAGAGCTATTGGTGTAGAGACAAAAGAAAAAGTTAGTATTGTTTTAAAACCTATCTCACCACAAAACTTTCTTATTGATCCAACAGCCACTTCTATTGAGGATGCTCTTGGTGTAGCAATTGAAGAGTTTGTATCAGCACATAAAGTAGCTGAAGCTGTTAAAGCAGGAATATATAAAGATACAGACATTGAAGATGATGCAACTCCTGATTCTGATTTAGAAGCCTCTTGGATAGATGAAGAATACAATGATGACAAAGTTAAAGTACTTCGCTACTATGGTTTAGTTCCTTCTAAACTTTTAGATAATCAAGGTGAAGATGATGTAGAAGAATTATTTAAAGATAATGAAGACTCTGATAAATCTGACCTTATGGAAGACTATGGTGATTTAGTAGAAGCTATTGTTGTTATTGGTAATGAAAAGTTTTTATTAAAAGCTGAACGTAGTCCTTACATGATGAAGGATCGTCCAGTCATTGCTTATCAAGATGATACAGTGCCTAATAGATTCTGGGGTCGTGGTGTTGCAGAAAAGGGTTACAATATGCAAAAAGCTATTGATGCTCAACTCCGTAGCCATCTTGACTCACTAGCACTTACAACTGTACCTATGATGGGTATGGATGCAACACGTCTTCCTCGTGGCTCTAAGTTTGAGATTCGTCCTGGTAAATCTATTTTAACAAATGGTAATCCTGGTGAAATCTTAATGCCATTTAAATTTGGACAGACTGATGGTAGTAATATTCAAACTGCACAAGCATTTGAAACTATGTTATTACAAGCTACAGGCACATTAGATACACAATCTACACAAACTCAACCTGCCGGTGGTGAACTCTCAATTACTCTCTCATCAATCCTAAAGAAAAATAAAAGAACACTTGTTAACTTTCAAGATCAGTTCCTTATTCCATTTATTGAAAAGAGTGCCTGGAGATTTATGCAGTTTGATCCTGAACATTTTCCTGTTCAAGATTGGAAATTTATTCCATCTTCAACATTAGGTATGTTAGCTCGTGAAGTAGAACAAATGCAATTTATTAATTTAATGAAAACACTTGGACCTGACAGTCCTCTTGTTCCTATCTTAATGAAGGGTATTATTGGTACTTCTAGTTTAGCAAATAGAGAAGAACTATTAGCAAACTTAGAACAGTCTCTAAAACCTACTCCAGAACAACAACAAGCTCAACAAATGCAAATGCAGTTACAAGCGGGACTTGTTCAATCTCAAATCAATGAGTTTAACTCTAGAGCTCAGAAACAATCAGCAGAAGCTCAACAAACTAATGTTGAGACTCAGTTTATTCCTGATGAAACCAAAGCTAAACTTGCTATGGCTTTATCTAATAATCTTGATGCTGGATCTGCAGATGATAAAGAGTTTGAACGTAGAGCTAAGGTAGCTGAACTTCTTATTAAAGAGAAGAATGTAAACCTTAAAGCTAAGGATATGGAACAAAATAAACAGATAGTTATGATGCAAATGCAAAAGAACTTGACAAAATAGATAATCTATGCTATAATTAATTATAGTGAATGCTATTATAACATACTTTTAAAAAGGATGCAATAGTTTGGATAGAGAATTACAA